GAACCAAACCTGAGATAACCCCTAGAACCCTAGAGCCTGTCCCTAGTCCGACAGGCTTTAGGCCTTAACAGTTAGGAGATACGCGCATGGCTGCCACTTATATAACTATGGCTGAGCTTCGCGTATTACTTGGCATAGGCACATTATATTTAGACGCGACGGTCGAGGAGTGCGCACAAGCTAGCGAGGATATTATAAAAAAATATCTTTGGTTTAATACTGTACCTATCGCCGCTACTGGTCTAGCTTCTAACGTAGCTACAATTTTTACGCCAGTACCGCATGAATTTAGAGTAGATCAGTCGGTAGTAATCTCTAGCGCCGGGGCTGTATTTAACGGTACTAAAACTATTACCGGCACTTCTATTTATTCTTTTACTTATGCTAAAACTGCTAGCGACCAATTAACTCACGTAGTCAGACCTTACGGCTTGATTACCGGAGAATTCCACGCAACAGATTACGCGACAGTACCGGCAATTAGAGAAGCTGCCGCGACTATAGCTAGCACAATTTGGAACAGCCGCCAGGCGCCCGGGGCCAGTACTGTAACGATAGATGGATTCATTAGTAACCCGTTCGCGCTCGGGAACACTCTCCTGGCAAAAGTTCGCGGGCTTATCGCGCCGTATCAAAATCCTTCAAGCATGATCGGCTGATAAATGCCAGCGGCTATTACTACTCTTAGGACAGCGCTAGCGACAGCTTTAACTAATGCTGGGGTCTGGTCTACCTTTAGTTTTATCCCGCAAACGCCTATTGCAAACAGCGTTTTAGTAGTCAATGACGACCCGTTTATTGTCGTACAGTCTGGACAAAAAACAGGCATAGCACCTATAGCCCGCTATCGAGTTTATGGCCTAGTGCCAATGCTTGATAACCAGGGTAATCAAATAAATATAGAGGATTTTATAGTAGCTATATTCGCTAAGTTATCAGCTTCTACTTTAGTAATGACGGTAGGAAGTTTTAGCGCCCCGGCAATACTAGAGACACCTGCAGGAAACCTGCTTCAAACTGAAGTCGGCGTAGAAATAATTTCGAGCTGGGGGTAAATATGAATACTTATAAAGTAATGATAGATAACGAAATAGCCGGGATAGGTCTAGGCGGCACCGTTACCGAAAAAGATTTAGAAGGCTGGGATTTACCTAACCTTTTAAAAACTGGTGCTATTGCACTAATCGAAAAGCCAGCCACTAAAGAAAAGGAAGTAGAATAATGTCTAGCACCGTTTATTATGCACAAAATTCTTATTTTAAATTAAGTACTTACGATATGTCCGTAGCGGTTTCGTCTCTTACTCTTACGTCAAACGTAGATCAGCTAGAAATAACCGCGTCTGGAGACACAGCTCATAAATACCTCAAAGGTCTTACTAGCGATACGATTTCCGGCACCCTGTACCTAACTCAGGACGCTATCGCTGCCGGTGCTACCCGCGCCGTCCTACAGTCCTTAGAAGGCACTTCTGCAGCCTTTGAAGTTGGCCCTGGTACTAACACCGTACCTTCTACCGCGACGACTACAAACCCAATTTATAAGGGTAGCTGCTTCGTAAATAATTTCACACCAGTAAACGGCGCTCAGGGAGAGGTAGCCATGATCGATTTTTCCTTCGACGTTACCGCTCGTACTTCCTGGCCTGCGACTTCCTAAATAAGAAAAGGGGCTAGACATGGCAAGTTTAAAAGTTACGTTCGAGTCCGGGGTAGTGGAGACCTACAAAATTACCCCGGCTATCGAAGTCGAGTTCGAGGCTTATGCGAAAATGGGAATAAATTTATGTTTTCGTACACTAGAGCGCCAGACCGATATTTATTATTTAGTTTGGATTGCTATTAAAAACAGCGGTCAAACAGTCTCACTATGGGGGCCGGAGTTTTTAAAGACTTTAACCGAAGTAGAGGTATTAGATAGCGACCCGTTAAATGGGTAAGCGACAGGCAAACGCTTACCTATCAGGTCGCAGCCCTAGCCGTTGAGACGGGAATTCCTACCCGGGATTTTTTGGATATGTCGCCGGAGATGTTGGCGGCAGTAATACAGGTTTTAACTGATCGAGCTAAGGCGGTGAAGCGTGGCGCAAGTAGAAGGCGCTAGAACGTCGCGCATGATTGGCCTAGAACAGACTATCCGGGATTTAAAACAATTTAACCCTGAAGCTCTAAAAATTATGAATAAAGAGATGTACCAAACAATGAAAAAAATACAGGTAGACGCTCGCGAGTTAATGCCTTCTGCAACGCCTTTAAGTAATTGGGGTAAACCCGCTAAAGAGGGTACAGCGTGGGCGCGTTTAGAATTTAATCCTAAATCTGCGCGTATGGGTGTTAGGACTAAAATAGAACGACAGCGCCGCAAAGGTAATACCGTTAGCCGCGCGTATTTACTTATTAGCGCCGACGCAGCGGGTTCGGTTTATGAGTCAGCCGGACGCAAAAACCCTCAGGGTACTTCTCCCCAGGGTGCAGCTTTTATTAAGGGCATAGCTCGCGAGAGTGGAATAATCGTAAGAGGTAAGCAGGGTCGAGTAGTTTATAAAGCCGTTTACGATAGAGAGGCTTACACTATTAACGAGTTACGCGACGCCGTTAATAAAGGGGTAGCAGCACTTAATAGGAAGCTGGCTAAATAATGACTATAAAAGTACCCGTACTTATATCTTATGACTCTAAAGGGTCTAAACAGGCTATTAAAGGTATTGACGGCATAGGTAAGGCTTTTAAAAAAACTAACTTAGCTAGACGTTTAACTTTTGCAGCTATGGGCGCTTCTCTAGCTGTTTTTACTAAGAAAACAATAGCTGCAACCCTGGCAGATGATAAGGCTCAAAAGACATTAAACCAGACTTTAAAAAATCTAGGTCTAACTTTTGCAGCCCTTCCGGTAAATACTTTTATAGATAAACTGCAACGAGCTACGGGCGTCTCTGAGGAATTACTACGCCCGGCTATGCAGAAGTTAGTTAGAGCTACCGGCGACGTAGCTAAAGCTCAGGAATTATTAAACCTAAGTTTAGATATTTCTGCCTCTACTGGTAAGTCTGTCGAGGCGACTTCTGCCGCCCTCGCTAAGGCCTACCTCGGACAAACTCAATCGCTGGGCCGCTTAGGTATCGGCTTAACTAAAGCTGAATTAAGTACCCTAAGCATGGAACAGATCACTAAAAAACTTACTGTCCTTTTTGCTGGTCAGGCTGCAGTAGCAGCTAATAGTTATTCTGGCGTATTAGGCAGGTTGAACGTAGCGGCTCAGGAAGCCAGCGAGACCATAGGTTACGCTTTAATTGAGTCTCTCGTACGTCTAGGCGACGATAAAGGTATAGGCAGCACAGCCGACGGCATGCAGTTATTCGCTGATAATACGGCTAACGCTATTTTGGGAGTTAGTCGGTTAATAGATAATTTAAACACTATTCCCGTAGCCGGTTCAGTATTTGACATAATTAAAAACCCTTTAGGTAAGACCGGCACCATAGGCGGGATAGACCCTAATCAGTCAGTCTTTGGCATGCTCGGACAATTTGAAACTAACGCCAGGGCTAAAGAGCAGGCGGCAATAATTAGCAATACTCAAAGTCCTAGAGCTACAGAGCAGGCCGCAATAAAAGCCGGGGCAACAGCTAAAAAAATCAGCGCTAAAGCTCTAGCAGACGCCAAAAAATTATTACTATTAAAAAAGCAGTCAGCGGCAGCAGATAAATTAAAGGCTATTTTTGATATGGATTTAATCCAATTAACCGCAGCTAAGCAGGGCAAGTTATCAGCTGAGGAATTAGCTCGGGTTAATGCTTTAATCGCTTTAAAAACTACAGGTAAGGCAGACGATTTAACAGCGCTTAACGCTTTAGAAGCAGCTCAGGCCGCAGCCGCAGACGCAGAAATTAAACGCCAGAACGATATTTTAGCGGTTCATAAAAAAAACGCTGCCGAAGTATTAGCCGACAATAAAGCTAAAGCTAAAGAATACGCAGACTTTGTGAATACTTTTAGGTATCCTGCAGGTCTATTCGCTGGTACCCCTTTAGCCCCTAGCGGTGGCAACGCTGGGGCGCCGCCGATACCTGAGGGCGATCGCGTGGACGTCTCTATGAATACTAATTTTAATACTAACGCGGCTTTAAATACGCCTGATTTAATAGACGCTATGACCCCTAGAGGTGCAGCCGCTTCAGCCGCCCCTAACGTAACGGTAAACCTTCAAAATGGTATAAATATCGGCACTACTCAGGAATTTTACGAGTCAGTCTGGCGAGCTATAGAAAACTCTAATACCTTCGGGAACAGCCTAAATCGAGCCGGTACCGGGTGAGCGCACCAGTCTTAAACGTAATCGTAAATTTTTCGTCTGGCGCTAGCTTCGGTCAGGCTATGATTATAGGCTCGGGCATTATCGGGGTTAATATCCTGGCAGACGCAGCTACAATTACCGCCGATATATCCGACACAGTACAAGCGGTTAATATAACTAGAGGCCGTAGCGCTAACGCTGACCAATTCCAAGCCAGTACCTGTACAGTCAGGGTGGCAGATACTCAGGGCGCGTGGAACCCGGCTAACACAGCCTCAATTTATTACCCTAATGTTATTCCTAATCGTAAAATTATTATTACTGCAACCGATTCAAATACTAATCTGGTTTATCCCCTATTCGCGGGCTATATCGTCTCCTATGACTATGTGCAGGCTAATCTAGTAGGAGAGGTCTCCTATACGACTTTAAACTGCGTAGACGCCTTTAGAGTCCTTAATATGGCTAATATAACTACAGTCGCTAGCGCCCCAGCCGGACAGTTATCGGGCGCCAG